TTTATTACAAAAACTAAATTTTTTATAGACTTTATGAAAATATATAAAACATTTTTAAATAATAATAAAAATAATGTTTTATTAATTAAAATATTATCTTCGTATTTTAGTAATTTAAATATTAATATATATATATATTAACAAAAAAATAATATCTTATAATAATTATAATTATGTTTTTATTTGATAATTGTTTACACTGTAATAGTAAAAGATGTTGTAAAAAACATATTTGTAAAGATAATAATAAATGTAAAAAATATAAAACTAATAAAAATAAAGGAATAATATTAACTGTCCTTACTCTTCTTCTTTTTATTGGTTTTATATTTTTTGTTTTAAATATGTTGATAAATAATTAAAAAAAATAGTAATAATAACACTATTTTTATTTATTACTGTGTTTTTTAACTCTAGGCTCTTTATAAATTAGCCAATATGAATCCCATAATAAAAGCAAAATACTAAAGATTAGAAGAAATATATCTTTATATATATATCCTTTATATGCAATTATAGGTGCTATTACAAAAACTGCAATTATTCTTCCAGGTTGATCAGTATAAAGAATGTTCATTTATAAATAGTAAATGTTTTTTTTATTATTTTTTATATATTTATTTATAATATAAAAAATAAATAATGATTTATGGTATATATATTTTTAGACGTGATTTACGATTAGATGATAATTATGGATTAATAAATGTAATGAAAAATTGTGATAAAGTAATACCTATGTTTTTTTTAGATGAAAATCAAATAATTAAATCAGATCATAATCAGCATTATTTTTCTAACAATGCTGTACAATTTATGTGCGAAAGTTTAGAGGATTTAAACAATCAGTTGAAAGAAAAAAACTCTAAACTATTTTATTTTTTTGGGCACCCAGATATAATATTAGAAAATATATTAAAACAATTAAATAATTATAAAACAATAGTTGGATGGAATGCAGATTATTCTAAATATTCATTGAATAGAGATGAAAAAATGAAAAATATATGTAAAAAATACGATGTAGAAGTATTTGAAACCTTTTCCGATTTTACATTAGTACCCTTCGAAAAATTAATTAAAAGTGACGGTAATGCATTTAAGCAATATGGTGCTTTTTATAAAAATGCTGTAAAAACAACAGTAACTAAAACTATTAAAAATAATAACAGTAACTACATAACAAAAACATTTAAATTAAGCAATGAATTCAAAAAAACATTACAACAATTTTATAAAGAAAATAAACTCATCGCGCAACACGGAGGGAGACAAGAAGCATTACAAAAATTAAAACAATTAGTTAAATTTAAAGAATATAATGTAATGAGGGACAGGTTGGATTATGAGACTACTAATATATCTGCAGCTTTAAATTTTGGATGTATTAGTATCAGAGAAGCATATCAAGCTATTATAAAACATCTTGGTAAAAATTCAATATTATTGAAACAACTATATTGGAGAGATTTCTTTTTAACAATTGTTAAACATACACCACATGGTAATGACTTTAAACGCCATATTGATGAAAGATACGATCAGTTGGATTGGCATAACAGCAGATCTGCAAAGTTTTGGCAAAATATGTGGGACAGTAAAACTGGTTTCTTATTAATCGACGCAGGTATGAATCAAATGAAAATTTCAGGATTTTTACATAATAGATTAAGAATGTTGCTCGGTGTCTTTTGGACTAAATATCTTTTAATTAATCCTTTCCATCCTAAATACGGCAGTCAGGTTGGCTTTTCGCAACTACTGGTTGATGCCGTAGGACCTTCGCAAAATGCAAAAAATCATGCATGGATAACAGAATTAGACTTCCCTGGTAAAAAATTTTCAGCCAAAGGTGTCCCATTATCCGGAAGACCAATGGATATATCCAATAAAATGATACGTAAATGGGATCCGGAATGCATTTATATAAAAAGATGGTTACCACATTTAAAAGACATACCAAATAAAGAACTGTATAATTGGACCGATACTATTTTTGATCCTAAAGAAAAATATAAAGAATGGATACAATTATGCAAAGGTTAAAAAATTGAATTTTTATTATTTCTAGTGTTTATCATATTATAATAAACACTAGTTATAGATATGTCATTCTCGCAGCACAGTTGATTGGCTTTACCAAAGATGTATTATTTGACTATAATCCTGATCTTGAGTATGTAATGTCTTATTCTGGCTCCGCTAATTCGGTATAAATACCTCGGATACTTGTAGAATTAATATCTTTTGAATTATTGACTATAATGTCAATATATAACATTCCGTTGTCATCTGTTTTTATATAATTACTTGGATTAGATATATAAAATCCCTTGGGGTATCTGTTTACACCACGTGCTAAATTTGATGCTCCATATCTACCTATGACAAGAGGAGATAATTCATAATATTTGTTGTCAGCTAAATATATTTGAACATTACCATCGTACCATAAATTATTATTTAAAATAAATCCTATAACTATTCCTTTATTATTTGATAATACAGGTACTCTGATTTTAAATATATCGTTTGGTAAAAATTCGACACATGATTCTTCAAATATAACATCATTATATTTAATACCTTTTTCTGACCAAACATTATCTATTTGCTTTTGCACTCCATTATTTCCCCAAAATAAATTTATTGCTGGTATTGTTGATATACCATATGGATTTTGACATACTGCAATACCAGATAATATAATATTTTCTAAACTTTCTTTACCACAATTAATTGATACAAATATTTCATTATTGAATGTTTTATAAGTATTTATTAATGTTTTAGAAATACCAAATGATAACCATTCATAAAATCCTTGCAATGCATTGTTATTATATGGTCCTAAGAATGATGAATTCCCTATATTTTTTATATTATTATTTGAATTTGATCTTGTCATTATTTTTTTAATTGGTTTTTTTGTAACTGGATCACATATACACATATTTATATTATTCCATCTTGCTCTAGTTATTGCTTGGAGGAATACAGTATTATGAGTATTTGGATCTATAGGTAACATAAATGTTGCATAATTTGTAGGAATATTATTTGTTATTGATGTATTATTAATAATTATTAAATATCTTTTATTAACCATATTTGTATATTTTGAATTATCTATTTTAACATTTTCTGATAAAGATATCCTATTTAATACATCTAAATTATTATCTATTGGTCGTAATCCTTCCCAATAATATAAAGGATAACCATAGACAGATTCAAAAGATGATTTTGGTATATTATATATTCCAAAATAATTTGATATATTTTTGTCTAATGTTAATGGATTACTTGTTATTATATTTATATCTGTTTGTGTATTAGTAGTTATGTTTGATCTACAAATTTCACCAATTTTAATATAATTAGGATCACAAAATGTAGGACCTATTAATTTACCTAATGAAGTATAACAATTATTAAATTTTAATATTTCATTAGGTTTACATCTAGCTGGAACTTCAATAACTGACGCTGGTGCAACTACAGGCGCTGGAGCAACTACAGGCACTGGAGCAACTACAGGCACTGGAGCAACTACAGGCACTAGAGCAACTACAGGCGCAGGAACAACTGGCGCAGGAACAACTGGCGCAGGAACAACTGGCGCAGGAACAACTGGCGCAGGAACAACTACAGGTGCTGATGCTGGAGCAACTACAACTGCAGGTACTGGTGTAGGCACAACTGCAGGTATTGATGTAGGCACAACTGCAGGTACTGACGTAGGTACAACTACAGGTGCTGATGCAACTACAGGCGCTGATGCAACTACAGGCGCTGATGCAACTGCAGGTACTGACACTGGAACAACAGGTGCAGGAACAACTGTCGCAGGAACAACTGGTGCAGGAAGAACTGGTGCAGGAACAACAGGTGCAGGAACAACTACTGACGCAGGAACTACAACTGTAGGTACTGACGCTGGAGTAACCACAACTGGTGCAGGAACAACTGTAGGTACTGACGCTGGAACAACTGGTGCAGGAACAACTGTAGGTGCTAACACTGGAGCAACTGATGCAGGAACAACTACTGACGCTGGTACAACTGATGCTGGAGCAACCACAACTGCAGGTGCTGATACTGGAGCAACTAAAATTTTTTTACAATTATTGTCAATTTTTTCATAACCATCCAAACATTCTGTTGGTAAATTATATATAATTGGCCTTTTTGTACTTTGTTGATCATAACAATAATTTCTTTGTCTAGTTGTTGAATAAAATTTTGTTAATGATGGCTTGCATTCTGATGGTGGAATTAATTCATCTTCAAAATTTTCAATTAATTTATAATTATTATGAATATAATTATATTCTGCGAACATATTATAATATATATAATATATTATAATATTTTTTAATTAAATATTATTTATCCAATGGTATTTTATATCTTTATAAATTATAATGGCAGCATTTGTAAAAATTATATCACCAAGAGAATATTCTAATATATTATCTGTTTTCATATTAATTTTTTCAGGATCTACTAATGAATCTTCGCCTCCATAATCATTTGTTGTTTTGTTTTTATATCTAACTAAATTATGAAAAAAATATAAATAATCTCGAATGTTAACAGTATTTTCAATAATATAAACCCCCTTATCATTTAATAATGGAAATAATGTATTAAATGATATTAATATATCATCTAATTCATGGCTACCATCGTCAATGATAATATCAAAACTACCATATTTATCATTTACTTTTTTTAAAAATATTTCATTATTTTGTTTCCCTATTTCAACAAATATATTTTTTTCTTTTTGTTCAAATGTAATAGAATATGGGTTTCTATCAATACCTACTATAACTTTAGCATTGCCAAAATATTCACACATGGCAAATAAACTTTCACCTTTTGATATACCAATTTCTAAATAACATATTTGTTTATTTATAAAATTATTTAAATATTTTTCATAATATTTTCCATAATTATTATATTTTGAATTTTTTTTAGTATTATATTTATTTAAAATTAATTGTAAATTATTATCTTCTATGATTACTTCTAAATTATTATCTTCTACGATTACTTCTAAATTATTATCTTCTACGATTACTTCTAAATTATTATCTTCTACAATTACTTCTAAATTATTATCTTCTACTTGTATATTTTCCATATAAATTACTATTAAATATTAATTTATATAAAAAAACGTATTTTTAGTTGTTTAATTATTAAAACAACATTTTAGCTAATCCATTTGATATTTTTAACATATTATATGTTAATGCATACACTTTTATTTTTACTGGTCTTTGATACGAAACTCCTTTATCAATGGTTAAATTAATCACAATGTCATCGCAGTTACTAAAATTACATGTTCCAGATGGTACTATAGTTTCTGGTTTTAAAGAAAAACTGTAAGTATTAATACCTATAGTATTATATACAGTATGATTTTGAAAATTTTGTATGTATTCAAAATAATTAAAAGTCTTTTCTTTAACTCTTTCTTGACCATTTAAAAGAATAGAAGCTCTTTTAATAATATTATCACCTTCTAATTCATGTGAAGAATTTGTATAATTAAATGATTGTTTTGAATATCCTTTTAAAAAATAATCATAATTAGCTCTAATAATTAATTCTTTTACTGGATTTTTATAACCTAATTTTATTTTATTATTGCTATGATATACTAATTTATCATTGTCGAATTGTACATAATCTATAAGATAAGTATGTTCTTTTTTTGCAAAATGAATCCTTTCAGTAATATCTAAATAAA